ACCGGATCCAACATATGCATCCTGTTTTCAGGAATGAGACAAGCTACAAACTCCTTCATGACACGACGTAAAAATGGTGTGATTACCAGTTCTTTAGGCCTAACCTGCTCAACTCGGCCCTTAACACACTGGATTTCATTGCCTACTATTTGATCGGGACAAAACGCTCCGTTGACCATAGGTGTCATAAATGCCACCATAGAGGCCTTAGCCTCAGGGTCATAACGTCCAGGATCAAATTGATACCTCCGAACTGCCTGCGGTACGGGACAAACCACGTCGGGTTTGTTTGTAGGTTGTTCAGCTCGGTGGTATTCCAAAAGCGCTGCTCCGCCAATACGGTCCCCATCTACGAAAGATAAAACTTGTGGCATTGTCAAATCGTATTTTGAGGTCCTGGCGATTGCTGCAATTGTGTCATCAACGTTTGCTGGAATAGTGGCGGAAACAAATGACCCAGGTCTACCAGTTGAAATCTTAACGCCGGCTAGCGAACTTTGAAGTAAGCGAGTAAAGCCGGTTTCAGTTACAACTTTAAGACGTGTCAACACAGTTCCTTTTAACCACCATCGTGACAACAAAGAGCCAATCCCAAACCATGATGCTAAAGGCGAAAATAATATCAACTCATGGTCAGGAGAAGTGCTTCTACGGTCGACTTGGTAAGCGGCCGTAGCATACGGTATGGAACAAAAGTATTTACTAACGATAAGATTATCAGTGCTATAGTTCCAGACTGCATGTTGGTACCTTCCTCCACCCGTGACGTTATACACAGCCTCGTTGTCACTGTTAAAAGTATAACTATAATTTTCAGTGACTTTACTAACTTGGTCAGGTTGGAAAGTGTAAACTATGGTAGGATGTAAGTTCTCACATAGAAAACTTAGCATATCAATGTATTGATCTACATCAACCATCGCGGGTAGGGGATTTTCAGGTAAAGATAGAGCAACAACCTGGGTATTAAGATCTTTAACCCAGTGGTATGCTCTACTACCCAATCGGCCATTTCTTTCATCAGCTCGAGAACGCTGAATGAAATAAGAACTCTTCCCCAAAGAGTCAGCCAGACTATCAATGAAGCTAGAAGCTGATGATCTGTCTGCGGCTGCAATGCCGTGGGTATGGTCGACCATGGGTTTGACTAATGTTAACGGCAAATCATTGAATGTTGTTCTAATAATTTCCGTCTTCATAACCGGCATAGTTCGACATATATTGAGAATTTTGGATTTGAAGTCTTGAACCCGCGGGTTACTCTGAGAGTCGAGTAACCTGTAGGCCAAATAACCTCCTAAAGTTATTCCCAAAATTACGATACGGC